CGTGCTGGGAGCAGACGACGTTGGTGCCAATCATATCAGAAAGAGAATCTGGATTAATGCTCGCCGCCCCGACCACAAAAGCGAACCAGATGTGTCCATCAATGATGAAGTGGCCAGGGTGCAGGGCGTGGTGGCCAACGCCAGCGTCAACAGACTACAAAGGAAGCTCAAAGGACGGGCAGCGCCGGGGCCAGCTGACAGACCCGGCAATGGGGGCGATTCCCGCTGGTGGCAAACTGAACCCGACGTGGGTCGCGTGGCTGATGGGGTGGCCTCTAGGGTGGACAGACTTAAATGCCTCGGCAATGGACAAGTACCAGGAGTGGCTGCAACTGCATTCAGACTACTTAGAGAGAGGGGGTCGGCATGACGCCGGAAGAATACAATATAAGAGAAATACAAAACGGGAACTTCACCCAAATCATGCTCGCGAGGCTCGTTGAGTTCTGGCAAGGAACACACAGCCTCGAACCTGACGGGAAGTGCGGACCCAACACCCAGCAAAGCCTCATCGACTCCATCTTTGAAGACGATGGCGATATCGGGCCGCTCGCAGCCGCAGCACTCGATATCGCACGCAGGGAAATCGGGCACGGTGAAGAAGGTGGAAACAACTCAGGGCAGTTCGTCGCCAAGTACCACCGCATCGAAGATGATGGAGATGACGATGATGACGGCTCCTGGTGCGCCGCGTTCGTCTCGTACTGCTTCGAGGAAGGGGCAAAAACACTCGGTATCGAGATGCCGTTCAAAAGAAGCGGGGGCGCCAAGAAACTCTTCGGCAATATCGCAGTCAGCGGCAAAACAGTCGAAGATCCAAAACCCGGAGACGTCGTCTGCTGGGACAGAGGCACGCCAGGCTCCTGGCAAGGACATATCGGCATCGTTGAATCGTCAGCCGATGGCGTATTACACACAATCGAAGGAAACGTCGGAGCATACCCAGCGAAAGTTAAACGCCTGAGCTACGACCTCAATGAACTACTCCTAAGCCCAGATAGCCGATGGGAAGGCTTCGCCCGCTGCGCAGAAGGAAGCGCACTCGTCGAAGTTCACGCCTACACAGAGGAATGAGGAAACCATGGATACAGATACAGAAAACGAAATCGTCACAGTCATCGACGGGGACTCAGATAGACCGCCAGGGGGTATGGTCTGGGGAAGCTTCTACGAGACAGTTGCATCAATCAAAGACTCACTCAAGGTGACACATGACATTGCCAATGGTCTCAAAGCGTCCATCACATTCACCGAAAGCATCAAGGCCCTACTCCTCATCTCAGAGGCAGAACTCAAAGTTACGTCAGAACTGGCGGGTGGCGAGTCTTACAGCGAGGCAAGCCCGAGCCTACAGGCTGCTGTTGCCCTCATAAGAGGGGCTCGGCACAACCTACACACAGAATCAAACGACCTTGACGCCGTTAAGGGAATTGTAGACTTCCTGACAACGGCTTCTCAAATCATGGGGATGGACGATGAAGGCGACGGCTGCGATGTTCACCGGGCAATGTGCGGGCGGATTATCAGACATTGGGACGTCGCGGCTGAAAAGGAGACGGAACACTGAGAAAAGCTTCAAGGAAGGGAAGCTCTTCAAGCGCATAAGCCAACACCCACAACGCGATGGCTCGAAACCCTGCTACTTCTGCGACTCAGAAGACTATCAATACGACAAAAGAACAGACTTCTGCTGGGCTCCAGAGTGCATGACACTCCTCGTTCTGGGCCTGCGGGAGAAAATCCCCAAGCTAAACAGGGTTCTACGCCAGATTGCGGAGCACACAGGCTCAGACATCAAGTCCGCCGCCTACGAAGTCGCAATCACATCGCTCATCTCAAAGACAAGAGAGATGCGGAAGAGAAAACACGTCGGAGCGTTCTTCAAACCGAAGATTGTCTACTACAGAGCACTCAACGTCTTGGCCAAAATCGAGGCCCAGAAGAAAAGAGAGGGCGAAACCGTAAGCCTCGCCTACGAAATGATTGATGACATCATCGACGACGGGGGCCTGTTCACAGCAGCCTCCACGAGCCCACTACTCAGACTCAAAGTCGTCAGGCTTATCCAGGAAATTGAAGAACAAGTCGGGCGCCCATACGTCTACCTCCTCCTGGGGTTGATAACGGCTGTTGACTTCCGTAAGCTAACAGGGTGTACCCGTGCAAAATTTGTCGAAGACATGAACGAGATAAAGGAGATTGCGGCAGCGCACTTCACTGCCGACTTTTATCGTGGATAAACTAGGTCTCAGCAAGTTCGTTTCACGCAAGTACCTGGCCTGGGCCGTCGGGACCGTTCTCTTCATCCTGAAGATGCTCACAGCCAAAGAATGGCTCATCCTTACCGCCGTATTCGTCGGTGGACAGTCCGTCGTAGACGCCGCGAAAATGATCAGAGGACGTAATGAGTAGCGACACCAAAACACTCTCTCAAGTCATCGCATCATTGCCAGGACCAGACCTCGATGATATTGGTATCAAAGAATTGGTGCTGAGACTCATCGTCGAAACACCAATGGATTCCCCCGACGGCAAGAACGCATCGCGGGCCAAAGTGAAGCTCGATGCACTCAGGCTGCTCGCGGACATCAACAAGAACAACTCGGCGGCAGAAACACACCAAGACCTTCTCTCTATCCTGGCGGGCGAAGAATGACGGATACAAACGAGGAACTCATCAACCACCGCCTGGGCGCCCTCGAAAGAGATGTCAAAGACCTGACGGCCAATGTCTACGAACTCACCACCAGCGTCAAACTACTGGCGTCAGGGATGGTCCAGGTCAAATGGGTCGGACTCGCAGCCGCCGGTAGCGTCATCACACACATGGTCAAAGCCCTCGTTACCATAAGCTAAGTGCAATACTCAGACTCCGACCTTGAACAACTGCGGAGATGCAAGGACGACTTTGCCTACTTCTGCAAATTCGTCAAAATAATCAACAAGGGAGGAGCACTCGTTAAGTTCAGGCTTAACGCCTCCCAGCAAATGCTTCACGAGGCCCTCAAGAAGAATCGATGGCAGATTGTTCTAAAGGCCCGACAGACAGGGACATCGACCTTTGTTGCGGCTTTCTACCTTCATAAAGCTCTGTTCAACAGAAATCACCGTGTCGCTATTGCGGCGCATACTCTCGAAGCTGTGCGCCAAATCTTCAACATATATCAAACGATTTATGACAATCTTCCGCCGCAACTAAGGCTCCCATGCAGCAACGAGAACGCAAACGAACTCCGGTTCAAACATGGCTCTCGAATAAAGGTCGGCACCCCAAACGGGTTCCGTGGGTCGACCTACCAAAGCATCCACGCCTCAGAAGCCGCGTTCTGGAAAAGCCCCGACGAAGATATCGCAGCCCTGTTACAGACCGCTGGCGAAAACCCGACAATCATCTTCGAGAGCACGCCCAACGGCCTCAACCACTACCATAGCCTCTGGACCACAGAGTCAGGCTACGACAAGACGTTCATCTCCTGGCTCATCGAACCCAGCTACAACCAGACAGAAGAACCGGCACCGCCCCCGTCAGATTCAGAGAGAGAGTTCCTACAATCTCTGCCGCCCCTGACAAAACGACAGAAGAACTGGGCGATACACACCCTCAGAACGAAGTGCGCTAACTCTACAGCCACGTTCAGACAGGAATATGCTGGTGACCCCGTATCCTGCTTCATCAGCAGCGGTGAGCGCGTTTTCGACTTAGCCTATCCCGGCGCCAAAGTGGCCCCAGGTCTCATCGAATACGAAGACCCCAACGCCATGCAGCCATATCTCATGGGCGTCGATGCCGCTGAAGGTGGACCACAGGGCGATTACTCAGCCTTCGTTGTCATGACACGGGCCAAACCGCCTAAGATTGTCGCCACATACTACCAAAAGGAACCCGTCCAGGACTTCGCGTGCCAGGTCCTCGCCACGGCAACCAAATACAACGCCATGGTAAACGTCGAAGCCGCGTCCACAGGCTACGCCGTTATCGAACACCTCAAGAGATTCGGACACCCGCACCTCTATCGGCGCATGATTAAGGACAAAACTTCGTCAGAACTGACCGAGAAACTAGGGTTCAACACCAACACAAAGACACGCGCCCTCCTCATGGCCTCCCTTCATGAGCTTCTCCTGGGCCAAAAGATTACAGTCACAGACCAAAGATTACAGCATGAGTTAAACACGTTCGTGTATGTGAACGGGAAACCCCGGCATGATACCGGATGTCATGATGACATGATTTTCGCATTGGCTTTGGCCTATATTGCGTATGAGCAGGCCGATTATATTTACCAAGCCACCAAGCTCAAAAAACCCCTGTCTGTCGCAGAAGTTATCAAATGGGAGGCCGTTCACGGGAAAAGATACAACCCGGGCAAGAACGACGGCTATACATTCGAGAGCGTTCTGAGTATGATTGGGTGACACAATAAGACCATCTTTGGGCGGTCTAAAGCCCATCGTAGGGAAAGCAATGAGCAACCTGTTAGATGAAGGCGCTATTGACGACCTCGCCAGTCGTTTGTCGGATGCTGCGGAGGCAGAGCCAGAAGCCGAGCCAGAAGTAGCTGAAGAAGTAGAGGAAGAGTCACCGTCAGAAGACGATGTATCAGAAGAGGTAGAGGCCGCTTCTGAAGAGGGTTCATCACCTAGCGAGGAAGCCGAGGAGAAAACTGAGGCGACTGAGGACGGAGGCGAAGATGACAAGGGAGATGAAGCTGATGGTCATGCTGTGCCTTACAAGAGGTTTCAGAAGATCATCCAAGCCCGAAACTCTTTTAGAGAAGAGGGCGAATCGCTTAGGGACAAGATTGCTGAACTTACTACTCAGCTTGAAGAGTCCCGGCGGGCGAAAGCTCCCAAAGAGCCAGTAGAAGAAAAGGACTGGTTAGACGAGGCGCTGTCAGACGACGTACCAAATCAGTACGAAGAACTGAACGAGCGGCTCAACAGGTTTGAGGTGGCGCAACAAAAAGCGTTGTTAGAACAAGAACTTAACAGCGTCCTGGAGCAACACCCCAACGTACCGCGTGAACTGTTAATTCAGGCTGTGGTGCAGAACCCGACCGAGAAACTTGCGACTGTGGCGGAAAGGTATTCCAGCTACATCGCAGAGGTTCAGGAAAAGGCGATTGCAGAGCACATGAAGACAGTTGAAGTCGCGGCGCCAGTCGCAAAGCCGGGGCCACCGCGCCCAAAGACATCGGGTGCTTCCAAAACAGTGGAGGCGCCTAAAACCCTCGATAGGGATAGCCGGTACAAAGCAGTACAAGCGGCTATCGCCAAGATGATTTAAAGGAGCCTCAAACTCATGCCTCTGTCTACAAACGAAATTGGGCAATTGCTCAAAGAGTTTTTCCTGTCTCCAGTACAGGAGCAACTCAATAGAGAAACAATCGCACTCGATCTTTTCGAGAAGGCCCGAGTCAACTGGGCTGGCCGAATCGCCATCATTCCCGTTCACGTCGGAAACGCTGGCGGCGGCGTCGTCTACAACGATGCCGGCACCGTCCCCGCAGCCACCACCCAGGACTTCGAGAAGCTGGCCGTCGAGGCCCGACGCCTCTTGGCTCGCTTCCAGGTCGACGGAATGGTCATGACTGCTGCTCGCAAGGGCAACACCGACCAGGTCATCAACTGGATGGAAGGTT